GTAGGGTTCTCTTTAATACTTCTTTGAAACCATTTCAATGCATTCTCAGTGTTACCAAGTTCCTGTGAAGCCTGACCAGCAGCACGACACACAGCAGAACGTTCAACGTACCATCCACCAGCGTTCAATGTTGCGAAAGCGGTTTCAATAACTTTGTCCCACATTTTGTGAAAATAGTACTCACGTGTCAAATAAGCCCACATACGTGCGTCCCTAGGGTCTTCGTGCACAGCACCCTCAAGCATAGGCAAATAATATGTTCTAGCCTTAGTGTCATCAGGTTTATGAAACACTGTCAAATCGTACTCTAAAGTTTTTTCGTCACCCGGTGTGTATTTGAATGTTACTTCGTGGCAAGGTTTAATCCAACGATAACCGTGCCTGCGATGTAACCTGTTATTGTTACGCCACTTGTTACCAGTGTCCCACCAAACCCAACCCCTATCGGTATCAGATTCCCAAGTCTCACGTACTGTGTGGAAGAAACCTTTCTCAGGTATTTCATCCATATCCAGTGATAAACAAATATCTATGTCATCAGGGATTAGTGCTAGTGCTGCGTTGCGGGCATCATCAAACCTAAAAGGTTTAATACTGATTTGGTGAACAATAACATTCGGTGCTGCTTGCAACAGGGCAACAGTTTTATCAGTAGAACCTGTATCTACTACCACACGTAGGTCTGCGTCACGTGTTCCCTCTAACCAACGCATCACGTGTTTCTCTTCATTTAAAGCAATGGTGTAAGCTGCGATCTTCATTAGTCCCCTTATGAAGTTAAACTGCTAGGGTTTGTAGTTCTTCTTCTGTTAATCCTAGTGCTGCAAGTTTTGCTAGAGCAGATTCGCGAACTGTTTCTTTGGCAGCCTTGGCTTCTTCTTGTGCTTCGTGTTCTGCTTGACGTTCAGCCAATTCTTCGGCTGTTGGTTCTTCCAGGTAGACTGGTACTGCTGAGCCTGCTGGGGTTATATCTATTGCTTCTTTTGGCATTGTTTTTCCTTTTCTTAGTTGTAACCGTAAACTTGTAAAGTTCCAGTAAATGTTGAACTTGCAGGAAATAAAGTAAATCCATCATACGAAGTGGTAGTTTGTAACATTCCACCAGTTAAACTTGTAATTTGATTAGTGTCATTTCCAATATATCCATTCATAACTGTACCAATCATATTTGTATATTCTGTTAAATATGGGTCTCCAATATCCATAGTTATTAAACTATTTTTAGTTCCTTGATTCCAAACAACTAACATAGAAGTTTGACTAATTCTTGACTCACCTGATGAACCACCGTCGTTACCCCAAACAATAGTTCTTCCTTGGTAATTACTGCCAGAAGCATCTGAACCTGATGCTCTAAATCTAAGATTGGTATGAACAAATGTGCTACTTGTATTTTTAACTTTTAATACAATTCTGTAATTTTTATATGTAGAAGAAAATACACCATTAAGTGAAACACTTGATACATCAGTAAATGTTACACTACCTAAAGCATCAGAAGACCCTGTGCCTGAACCAACAGCAACAGAAGACGGAACAATCTTAGCCAACCCTGCACGTGAACCCCAGTCAGCCGTTTGCCTAGAACGAGTCATTATCTCCCCTTAATTCTTGTAGCCATAGACGCGAAGAGTTCCACCAATGTTTCCTGAAGCAGGATATATTGTGAAACCTGTAAACTGTGTTGCTGTAACAGACCAAAACGCTCCGTGATTATGAGCAGGTCCACCAACAATTCCCATACTTTGTCCACCAAGAAGTGTTGAATATGTTCCCACATTAGGTCTAATACAATCATAATTAAAACTTGTATAACCAGGGTCATTAATAACGGCTCTAGTAACTGTAAAAGAACTTTGAGTTATTGCGTTACTATTCACACCACTATTTGACCAGTTAACACCATCTGATGCTGCATAATAGTTTGTCCCAGTATCATCCGATGTTGTTCTAAATCTAAATTGTATATTGGTAGTTGCACTTGCTGCATTACAATAGAATACTAATTTATAGTTATCGTAAGTAGAATTAAAACATCCATTAATAGATATTGAAGAAGCACCACTGAAAGTAACTGCACCATTAGCACTAACAGAACCTGAACCAGAACCCACAGCCACACTTGTTGGCACAACCATACGCAAACCTGCCGCAGCAGCAGCAATACCATCAGTCTCAGACTTAGTATAAGCATTAGCCACAGTAAACGCTGTGTAAGCAAAAATTTCAACAACATCATTAACAGCCAAACCACTTGACATAACAACTGATGTTCCGTTAGTGGCAGTGTAATCCTGACCGCGAACCTGTAAAGCACCGTTCACGTACACAGCTTCTGATCCTGCAACGTAGGCGAGGGTTAAACCGTTTGCGTCTGCACCTGTGATTGTGGTTTGTGATGCTGTTGCCACAAAGTAGTATCTGGTTAGTTGACGGTTGTATGTGTCTACGTCACCGTCTGAGTCTATCCAGATGTCGCCTGTTGCTGGTGCTGTTGGGGCACTTGTTTGGTAGGCGATTGGTGATTGTGGTGTTGTTGGTCCTACGAGTTCAAATGTGGAACCGTTGTAAAAGTATAGTGGTTTAGTCATTAGTTTTTGTATCCGTAAACTCTAATAGTACCTGAAATTGTTGAAGCGCTAGTTGTAAGCGTTATTCCATCATAAGCAGTTGATAAAGTATGACCAAATGCTAAACCGTTAAATGCAATACTTGAATCATAAAATCTAGTATGAGTCAAAATTGCTGTAGTTGGTAATGCTTTTGCTACGTTAGCAATTTCAATATTTGTTGCATAACTAACAGTAGCATCAACTGTGTAAACAAAAATATCCCAACTTGTAGCGTTAACGCTATTAGAAGCAGAAACAGATGTTCCACCAGCGTTAAGCCATTGTCTATTATAATTTCCTGCAGTAGCGTCAGTTCCACCAGTTCTTAATCTTGCAGAAATAGAAGCAGAACCTGATGCTGTTTTAGCATCAATAGTCATTTTATAATAATCATAATTAGAACTAAATACACCGTTTAAACTAACACTAGAAGCACCACTAAATGCTACGCTTCCACTAGAATTTACGCTACCAGAACCTGAACCAACAGCGATACTTGTTGGTGTAATAAGTTTCATACCAGAAGCAACGTTAGAAGAGTTATCGGCATAAGATTGTGTGGCATAAGTAGCCAAAGACTCAACCTCAGAAGCAACACTCACCCACGCAGAACCAGACCAAACATACATCGGTTTCGGCATAATTACATTCCACCTAACATAAACGGGTGAATACCCTCATTATAAATCTCAGTCTTCAACAAATAATCGTTCTGATTCAAACCAGTAGTAGTACCATCAGAATCAATCCACAACTCACCAGTAATAGTAGCAGAAGGAGCAGACGTTTGATACGCAGGAAGAGGACCAGTCGGACCAGTAGATCCTGTAGCTCCCGTTGGACCCGTTGCACCTGTCGCACCGGTTGCACCGTCAACACCAATAGTTCCGCTAGCACCAGTGGCACCGGTTGGACCCGTTGGACCAGTTGGTCCGGTCGCACCAGTAGGACCTGTACCGCCAAGGAAACCATCAGCACCAGTAGGCCCAGTAGGGCCTGTAACACCGGTTGCACCGGTTGGGCCTGTTGCCCCATCAACACCTGCACCGGTGGCCCCTGTTGCCCCTGTAGGGCCTGTAGGACCCGCTACAGTGGAATCTGCGCCCGTAGGACCCGTAGGTCCAGTCTCACCTGTTGCACCTGTCGGCCCAGTTGAACCTGTTGAACCAGTAGCACCCACGTCACCTTGCGGACCGGTAGGACCCGTATCGCCAGTAACCCCAGTTGCTCCCGTAGCACCAACAGCACCAGTTGAACCTGTAGGGCCAGTAATGCCTTGCACACCTTGAGAACCTGTAGGACCTGTTGCACCCGTTTCACCTGTTGCTCCTGTAATAGATTGACCAGTTGCACCAGTGGGACCAGTTATACCTTGAGAACCAGTTGCGCCAGTATCACCGGTAGAACCAGTAGGACCTGTAGGTCCGGTAGGACCCGTAACACCCTGAGTACCCTCAATACCTTGAGGACCAATAACACCAAGTTCAACAATTTCAGTCTGAACAGACTCAACATTGAGAACAGTGGTAGTAACCGGAATTTCAACAACTGCTGTAGAAAAAACTGTTGCCATTTAAGAAGTAACCCCTTCATAAACAGTGAAGCCACCCTCAAGCAAACGAGTAACAACACCACCAGGAGAAGTAACCTCAAGATCATAAACATAATTACCTGCAGCTAAACCAGTAGTAGTAGCTGCAGAAAGATTCAAAGTGAACTTACCATCAGTTGTACCAACAGTGATACGACCATTATCTGTTGACAAAACAACAATAGTTGTTTCAGAAGAAGCAGAGTTTTTAACATCCATAGCGGCAGTGTAACCTGTCACATCAACATATGTGCCATCAATTTTCCATTGTGGTGCAAGGCTAAAAGTTGAGCCTTGATACACTTTCATATTATATCTACCTGGTGTCATTTATTCCTCTGTAATATAGGCGCCGTAACCGGCAGCAATTAAACTTGTGCGTTCAGAATCAGAAATCAAAGTGGCGTGACCGCCCGGATAATAGTACAAAGCGGATTGTGTTTCATCAACGCTTGGTGTACGAATACTATAATAAGAACCATCAGTTCTTTGTAAAATACTATTAGCCCTATTCAACTTATAACGGTAAAACAATGCACCCATACCAGCAGGGCCTTCAGCAACAGTAGGTGGTGTGAAATAATATGCCATTGTTCTCCTTAAGGTGTAACCCCCACCCGAAGATGGGGGTCACAATTTTGCCTAAAACTAGGCGTTGTTGATGCTTGAGGTTGACTCAATGCGATACAAGGCTGCTTCGCGGTAGCGAGCAAATCCAAGAACGCCGTACCATCCGATTGGACGGAAACGCATTAACTTATCGGTCACAGGACCAATCACTACGTGTGGTTCTTCAGCAACAGCTTCAGCCAAAGCTTGCTTTCCAGCAAGGATTGTGCGGAATACTCTTGCGCTTGATCCACCGTCTGTAGCGTTGTACATACGTGGGGATTCTACGAACATTGCACCTTCGTAAACACCGATAGATCCTGGCCATAGATTGCCAGCACCTGATTCGTTGTAAACGTGTGCTTCGCGCCATCCACCTGCGCCTGTTTCAGCACGTAAGTCGTGTGAAACTTCTGGATGTATACCAACCCAGTATAGTTCACCAACACGTGGAACAGCTTTGTTTGCACGTAATTTAGCAATAGCCTTGCGGATATTTGCTGAGGTGATTTGTGATGCAGCACCACCGGTAACACCAGTAGTTGTTGATCCACCACCTGAGTAAATTACGTTTGAACCTTGACGTAGCACTGTTTGTGCGAAACCGTCAATAGAATCTGCCATATTGAATGCGATGATGTCAGCAATAGCTGGATCAACATCAGACAATGAGAACAGTTCTAATTTACGTGTTGCAATTGCAGCGTTACCGTATTCGTTAAGAGTTACGGTTACGTTGCTTGTGTTTCCTAATGCAACTGAATCTGGGTCAGTTGTTTCGGTTAGAGTTCCGGTTACGGCAGATAGATCTGTGTATAATTGGAATACGACAGATGAACCTGGCATAGCCTGTTGTGCTGGACGCTTATCTGCAACATCGCGGATAAGTGGCATAGCACGTAATGCAAATTCAACATAACGGTCATAAGCGGTCTGTACTAAGGAAGTTCCTAAGGACGAGGTGCTTGTATCTGTATATGCATTTGCCATTAGTGTTCACCTTCTTTCAAGGTTGATAGTAGTTGCGATTTATCGCCCGAGTGATTGACCGAAAAGAAGTTGATCTAGTTCATCTTTGGTCTTCGCAGACATAACCTTTTGGTGTTGCGTTTGCTCACCTGAAGGGTTCTGTGCTGTTGAAGTCACATTGTTGATACGTTGATTATCTTTTACGGTTTCTTCATCTACAGACGGTTGAACAGGTTCTTCTTGTTTAATACCGAATACATCACTGTATTCGTTTAACCAAGCATCAATCTGTTCAGGTGTGTCCACATCACTAGGAATAAGTTTCGCTAGTTTATCTGGTACACCTTTTGAGGCCAATACATCTTTGACGCTACGAGAGCGCATATCAGAACGCAGCTTGTTCAGTTCAGCCTCAATGGCTTCACGTTCCTTTTGTGCTTTCTTTAATGCTTTGCGAAGTTCGGCTGGGCCGTTATCTTGCTCTTCTGTTTCGTCTTCGTATTCGTATTGGTTGGCCATTGCAGCCACTCCCTTTCATTAAGTTGTCGTATGCCACATACACAAACAGGGGAATCTGTGATGGCTCATACTGCCGGGCTTCGGTTACGCTTCTAAGTGCCGGTGCGCTTAGTAGGTTTTTAAATCTGGCCTGAAGTAGTGCGTGATAGAGATCCTCTACCTACGCCTGCTTGGCCAGCAAATCTTGATTTTTCTTGTTCGGAAAGATTTTGTAGTTGTTGTTTATATTGAGCAGAACCTGCTCCACCAAACACTGCACTTGTTACTTCTCCAATACCAACAGGTTGAGAACCAGCAGTGATTTGTGAAAGTTTCTCAGCAACAGGTAACACACCAGCTACTTGTTCAAAACCTTGACGGGCTTGTTGTTGTGTAACACCCATACCTGTGTAAGTTTCAGCCATAGATCTGTCAATGTTTAAACCTTGACGTGCTGCTTCTCCACCGAATTGTGCTGCCTGTACTTGACGTGTGATGAACGGTAAAGCACGTTCAGGGTCAAGGGCATAAGCAACCATATCTGCTTTAGCAACACCGTAAAGTCTTTGTAAAGAATCAACATAGAATGGGTCAGCGTTGTCAACAGATAATGAAGCAATGTCTACACGTTGTTTAAGTTCAGCAGGAGAAATATCATTCTCAAGGAACTTAGTAAAATCATCTTTACTGTCATAGAAACCTTTAGCAAAACCTGCTTCACGGAAAACACTTTGGTAAGCGTTTTCATTAGCAATGTATTCGTCAAGTGAAAGAACAGGTAAACCTGCTTTTTTACGTGCCTCATTGGCAGGGAAACGTAGTTTAAATTCTGGTGTTTCTCTTATCTTGAAATCAATAGTTTCAGGGTCAAAACCTTGTTTAACAAATTCAATAATTCTGTCACCTAAAGCACCAAGACCTGCTGCCTCATATTGTGCTTTTAATGCTTCAGTCCAGTTAGTTCTTTGAGTAAGAACACCAGCATCTAAACCAAGGTTGCGTGAAGTTTTTGAACCATCAGAAAAAGTTGTGGTTTCAATTCTATTACCGTTAGCAT